CACCGCGACCGATGTCGGCGCTGCCCCTGCCGCGCACACGCACACCGCGACCGATGTCGGCGCTGCCCCTGCCGCGCACACGCACACCGCGACCGATGTCGGCGCTGCCCCTGCCGCGCACACGCACGCAATCAGCACAGTTGTGGGGCTGCAAACTGCGCTTGACGGCAAAGTCGATGCAAGCAAGCTCGGGGCCGCGTTGGGGGTGGCTGAACTGGACTCGACTGGCAGGCTGAAAGCGTCGCAGATCCCAGCCATCGCGCTTGTGGATGTGAGCGCCACCGGCATGACGTTGACGGCGGGCGTGCTCAAGTTGACGCAGGATGATGGTGGACCGGATGCCACCGTCGATCTGAATTCCTTCGCAACGGACATAGAACTGACCGCGGGACTGGCCGGACGGGCGCCATCGACTCACCAGCACACCGTTGCGCAGATCAGCGACGCAGGCGCGGCCGGGCGGACGCTGCTGCAGATGGCGACGATGCCGGAAATTCAATCCGCGGTGTCAGGGGCATCAGTCCGGCCGCAACTGGAAAAAGAATCCGCTGGCGACTATGACCAGTGTTTTGTCGTACTCGGAGACTCCACGGGCGATGCGATCGATGAATTTCCAAGGGTATGTGCGGGCCTCATTGCCATAATTGCATCCGCCGCATATTGTACATACCGGCTGTACGATAATACGGCCGGTAAATACGGGGCTAAATCTGTGCTGGCAATAGGAGCAGGAGAGCCGTACATCACTGTAGGGGCAGATGGTCGCGGATGGTGTAGCCGAATAGAGCACGTAGGTCAGTTGTCTGATATGGATCTGCGCTGTGACGTTGCGCTGACGGACTGGCAGACTGCCGCGCAGCAAAGTCTCGTCGCGCAATACGGCAGTGTTGGCTATCGCAATGCTTTCCGCTTCATGGTGTCAAACAGATATCTTGGGCTTGAGTGGGTCGAATCGGACGGCACTACATATCGTGTCGCGTGGAGTTCTGTTCAGCTCACAGTAAGCAATCTTGAGCGCAAACACGTCCGTGTCACGTTTGACCCCGACAATGGAGCAGGCGGCCGGGAAGTTAAGTTTTACACATCATCGGATGCGGGTCAAACATGGGTGCAGCTTGGCACTACGCTGACGGGTGCAGTGTCAAACCTGTACGTGGTACCCACAGTTCAAAATTACGAGCTTGGATCGACGGGCGGCCCAGTTGATGGCATGGCTGGGACCAATACCCCTGCACGCGGGACTTTTTACGGAGCGCACATTAGCCCCATCATTGACGGCGCGAACAAAGCGCCCGAGTTTGTACGGGGGTGGCTGGCGTATACAGGCATGACTGGGTTGGCATCCACTGGCGGCCATGTTGCGTTTTATAACGGATCAATCCCTGGCGCCAACATGGCGTATATTACGGCCGGCGATCGACTGAGCCGGATGTGCCCGCGTGTTGGATCAGCGGTTGTAATAGTCAACACGTCACATAACGAGGGCCCCGTTTATATGCCTTCAAACTTTATGGCGAATTACATATCATTCCTTTCTGCAGTTGATACACGGGTCGATGTGCGGACGCTGTATTTAGTGACGCAGAACCCCCAGATAGCTCCATTGTCTGTAACACAGCAGCGTTCCCAGAGGCAGCGGGCAAATCTGATTCCAAAAATCGCGGCAGACCGCCGTGTGAACGCCTTTGTTTGTGATACGTACCCACTGTTCGCGGGGCGTGAAGTTGAGCTGCTGGAGGTTGATGGCGTACACCCCAACGCAGCAGGTAAGGCCGTTGTGGCCGCAAAAGTCGCAAGCGTTTTGGGTATTGCATAACCCCTGCCGGTGAGTATTGACCTCACCCCCTGACAAGGCCCGCCTCGGCGGGCTTTGTCACGCCATCAGATCCCCTCCAACCTGCACACTCCGCCCCGTGATCTGTGCAGCCCCCCCCGGCACGATCCGGCGCATGCCTACCCCCAGCGCCTCCGCCACGCCCCCTCAGTCCCTGCCGATGCAGACCCGTGAGGCGTCGATCGTCCCGTCGTCATACGACGAGGCCGAAGGGACGATCGAACTGGTGTGGACCACTGGCGCCCGCGGCATCCGCTACGACTGGTGGAAAGAGGAGCAGTACGAAGAGGAGCTGCAGGTCACCCCCGAATCCGTGGACATGACCCGGTTCGAGGCTGGCACTGTCCAGGCACTCGACAGCCACTCCACGTACAGCCTGAGCACCGTCCTCGGCCGTGCGGTCCAGGGCTGGATCACCGACGGTCAGGGCCACGCCCGCGTCAAGCTGTCCGTTGACCCCGAAAAAGCCGGTCGCATCGCTGACATCAAAGCGGGTGTGATCCGCTCCGTGAGCGTCGGCTACACGGTGCAGCGCTACGAAGTGATCGAGGCTGCTGACCGTACCGATGGCCGCCCCATGAAGCTGGTCCGCGCCACCCGCTGGACGCCGCACGAAATCAGCTTCGTGAACGTCCCGTTCGACACAGGCAGCACCACCCGCAGCGCCGACCCGCGCACCGAATACCCCGTCCAGATCATCACCCGCTCGGCCACCGCTGGCCGCAACCTCTCGGAGCAACCCATGCCCCAATCCAACGCCGGCGGCACCACCACCGCCACCCAGACCCAAGACGAGCTGCTCGCAGCCGAGCGCACCCGTGCGTCCGAAATCATCACCCTGTGCCGTGACGCTGGCGTGCCCGAGCAAGCTGCCGACATGATCGGCCAGGGCCTGACCGTCGAGGCGTCCGGCCTCAAGCTGCTGCGCGCGATGGCGAACAAGGACGCCGCTGCAGGTGGTCACATCAACGTCACGACCACCCGAGACGAAGGCGCCACCCGACAGCTTGGCCTGGAAGAAGCCCTGGTCCACCGTCTCGACCCACGCGCCAAGCTCACCGACAACGGCCGCCAGCACCGCGGCCTGTCGCTCATGGACATGGGCCGCGAGCTGCTCGATGCTGGCGGCGTCAAGACCCGCGGCATGGACCGCATGACGGTGGCAGGCTATGCGCTCCAGACCCGCAGCGCCCCCGGCTACATGGGCAGCACCGACTTCGGCGCGGTCCTGGCCAACGTCGCCAACAAGCGCATGCGCGAGGCGTATGAGCGCATCGGCGCCACCTACAAGCTCTGGGCACGCCAGGCCGCGGCCGCTCCGGACCTGAAGGACATCAACATCGTCCAGATCAGCGATGCCCCCGGCCTGCGCAAGATCGGCGAGTCCGGCGAGTACACCTACGGTGCCTTTTCGGACGCTGGCAACAGCTACCGCATGGGCAAGGCCGGCCGCATCATCGCCTTCACGGACGAGATGCTGATCAACGACGATCTGCGCTCCTATGACCGCATGGTCACCGCCTTCGGTGCCGCCGCTGGCGATTATGAAAACGAGCTGGTCTATGCCCTGCTGACCGGAAATGTCCCGGTGCAAGGCGCCCCGATGTTCGACGCGGCCCATGCCAACGTCGGCACCGCTGCCGCGCTCGATGTGGATTCGCTGCGCGCTGCCCGCATGTTGATGCGCAAGCAGATCGGCATGAAGAACAAGGGCGAAGGCGAAGACAAGACCCGCCCGCTCAACATCTCGCCGAAGTACCTCCTGGTCCCGAGCGACCTGGAAACCGCCGCGAACATGCTGACCAGCAGCAACTACATGCCCACCACCCAAGGCGACATCAACGAGTTCGCCGCCGGTGGCCGCAACGCACTGGATCCGATCGTCGAGCCGCTGCTCGATGGTGCCCCGAACCGCTGGTTCCTGGCCGCCGACTCGTGGTCGCGCGTTGACACCGTCGAGTACTGCTACCTCGAAGGCCAGAACGGTCCGGTCATCACCCAAAAGCAGGGCTGGGAAGTCGATGGCGTCGAACTGAAGTGCAAGTTGTACTTCGCCGCCGCCGCAGTTGACTGGCGCGGCATGGCCCGCATGCAGCCGGCCTGATCCCCCCAGACCACACAGCCTACCGGAGCCATCCCCATGATCAACTACCTCCAGCCCGGCGACACCCTGTCGCTCCTCGCTCCCTACGCCGTCGCCTCGGGCGCGGGCGTCCGCGTCGGCGGCATCTTCGGCGTCGCCGCGAATGCGGCCTTGGCCGGCTCCTCGGTCGAGGTCAAGCGCAGCGGCGTTTTCCTGCTGCCCTGCGTCCCCGCCGATGTCGTGGCCTCGGGCGGAAAAGTCTACTGGGACGACGCCGCCAAGACCACGACCGCCACCGCAACGGGCAACGTCCTCATCGGTGCCGCCCTCATCCCGAAGACTGCAGGCCAGATCGGCATCAGCGTCTGCCTGGACGGCGTCATCCGCTGATTCCCAGCCAACCGCCGCCGCGTCAATGGCCTCTGCCACCAACACCGCTGCAGCTCTTCCGCTGGCGCGATTCCGCCAGCGGATCAGCGCCGCCATCGATCGCCACACCGCCAACGCGGCGGGCACGGTCGCTGGTGCCCCGGTGCGTGGCTGCTGGCGGCGCGAGTCGAACATGGTGGGCACAGAGTGGGGCGGTCACATCGGTGGCACGCTGATCACTCTATCGGTGGACGCGGGTGTGCTGCCCTCTGCATTCGGCGGTCACCCGCTCGTGCAGTCGCCAGCGCATGCGTGGCACACCGGCCCCTCCCAGCCGCTCGCCTACACCGACGCGGCTGGCAAGATCATCACAGTCCCCGGCCCCGAGTACATCGCCTCCACTGGCCCGCTGACCGATTCCACTGGCGAGCCCCTGCTCAACATGGACGGGGAAGTCCTTGAAGGCATGGAAGTCTGCCAGGGTGACCCCCTGCCGCTGCTCTCCCGCGATACCCGCGCCATGGGCGCCCAGGTCATCATCACCGAAGGCGATGGCATCGGCGCATACAGCATCGTCGAGGTGCGCCCCGCCGACGGTGGCCGGATCACCCTGGTGCTGGAGGTCGCAGCGTGAGCACGTTCACCCACCTCGCCGACCACCTCGCCGACCACCTGATCAGCGCCGCGATCGCCGACCTGGTCGGCTATGGCCGCGCCTCCGCTGCCCCGGAGCTGACAGCCCGGTACATCGACGTACAGCTCGGCCCGTCCCGCCAGCCCGAGCGCGAAATCCTGTTCGGCGTCACCACCTGGATCACTGAAATCCGCCTGTCGCTGCACGCCCGCCCCGTCGCTGGCGTCCATCGCACAGCGATGCACGCCGCTGACGAACTGATGACCGACGTGCTCCGCGTGCTGCGCTGGGGTGCTGCGGGTGACGCCTACACCGACGGTCTGCGCGCCATCGGTGCGCAGGGCTACACCAGCCCCGACGGTGACCCAGGCATGGACCAGGTCGCGCCGCTGCTGATCGACCGAGATACCCATGTCGCATCTGTCCCGGTCGGCGTCATCTCCATGTCGCTCTGGATCAAGCACATGACCGAGCCCGGCACCCTGAATCCGATTCAACTTCGCTGAAAGCCCACATGCCCCGCCCGCACTGCATCCAGATCCCCGAAGGTCAATCCGCCACGCCGCCCTGTGCTGGCGAGTGGATCGAGCGCGGCAATGCCCTCTACCCCGCTGACGCCGCCACAGCCAGCGCAGCCGGCCTCCACTTCCCGCCGCCGCCGCCGCCGTCGCCAGCGCAGGCGTCTGCGCCCGCTCCATCCACCGCGCAAGCGACCCCACCGAAAAAGTAAGGGACCGACATGGCCTCCGCAGAACAAGTCCTGGTCCGTGCCGTCGTCGAGACGACCTCCGGCACCTTCGTCACCCCATCAGCCACGAACGCGATGCTGCTGATCAATGACGGATTCGACAGCTACAACGAACAAGAGCAGCAGAAAATCGGCTTTCTCGACGGCAAGCTGTCCCCCGAAGTCGTCATCGCTGGTGCAAGCTTCCTGAAACACAGCGTCGTTTTCGGCGCGATCGGAGGCGGCATTGCGGGCGGTGCGCCGCAGACTGACGCCTACCTCCTGGCGGCTGGCCTCGCCAAAACCATTGCAGCGGGCCGCGTCGAGTACACCATCGCCCCGTCGCCCGGTGCGAACAAGTCGCTGTCCTTTGAAAGCTACCTCGCGGGCCTGAAGTACTCGGGCAAGGGCTGCATGGGCACGCTCGATCTGTCGGTGCAAGTCAACCAGGTCGGCAAGTGCAGCTTCGGCGGGCTCGCGATCGAGCAGACTGCGCCGGTCGCTGCGGTGATCCCTGCTGACTCGTTCGTGGGCTGGCGCACACCCGTTCCCGGCTCGCCGACGCGCAGCTCGCGCATCAGTCTGGCCGCGTCCGGTGGTGTCACCTACAGCGCCGGTACGCTGTCCGGCGGCGCCACCTTCCTCTGGTCGTCCTACCAGCTCACCGGTGGCCAGTCCGTGGACAAGTCGCCCTGGTGCGGCGGTTTTGGTCTGGACATCAACAAGGCCAATCCGACCGTCAAGATCACCGTGCTGCTGACGCCTGCCGAGGCGGTGGCGATGGAGGCCCGCTACAAGGCCGGCACCGGTATCAGCATCGGTTTCAGCCACAACCTTTCGGCCACTGGCGCAGTGGTCCCGGGCGAAACGATCGTCGTTCATCACCCGAACGCGGTCATCACCAGCCTGAAAAACACCGGCAAGTTCAACGGGCAGTTCGTCGCCGAGATCGACGCTGTCCCGAACCCGTCCTCCCCCGGACTGACCGACGGCACGCGCCTCGTCTACCTGTAATACCGGCGAAATCCGGCCCACTGACGGGCCGGTCCTGCCCGTCGCTCACTCCTCTGAAAGCCACCACCCATGTCCTCGAACGTCACGTCCTACGAAGTCAACCTGCCCGATCTGACCACCGCCGAGCTGCTGATCGATCTGATCGGCCAGATCGACAACAAGCTGGCCAACAGCATCGGCGCCGAATCCGTCGCCCGCAACAATGGCGACGTTGCGCTGAACAACCTGATCACGGTGCTGGCCGGCCGGGTCACCGTCCTCGAAGAAACGCCGGACGTGCTGACCGAAGGCGAGCGCCGCGTGATCGAGGAAGCCCTCGACCGCCTGGTCAAGCAGGAAGGCTTCAGCTCGCTGATCGACGGTCTGAACGTCACCATCGGCGGCGTCAGCTTCAAGGCTGGCTCCGTCATCATGGCGATGCTGGCGGCCCGCAAGATCGCCCGCCACGACTACAGCAACCGCGTCGGCTACCTGCACCGCACCTACTCGGTGACCTTCACCGATGGCAGCATCTCGCAGCTCACCGCCCTGGCCACCGCGCTGACTGCGGCCGAGCTGACCACCCTGCTGGGCCGCACCGTCGCCAACGATGGCGCGCAATACGTGTTCAGCACGGAGGACTTCGGCGGCGTCCCCGCCCAGTTCGACCTGGTCTACGAGCACGAATCCGTGTCCGTCGGCGGCGTCACCAGCCTGCGCCCGATCCTCGTCCGCAAGAGCAACATCGTTGCCCTGCTGCCCGGCTTCACCACCGCGGCCCCGGTGATCCTCGGCGGCGTGGACATGACTGGCGATGGCGTGATCGGCAATCCGGTTGTCACCCCGCCGGCTGACCCGGTCGCCGCTGCGCTGGTGATCCTGACCGCTGCGCTCGCTGCGCAGGTCCAGGCTGACGCCGCTGTCGTGACCGCGCAAGACAGCGTCAACGCCGCCACCGTCGCCAACACCGACGCCCAGGCCGCCGCCACTGCAGCGCGCCCGGACGCTGAAGCAACGGTCGCCACGACCACGAACGCCTACACCAACGCACAGCTCGCCACCTCGGCCGCTGCTGCTGCTGACGCCGATGCAGTCTCGGACGTTGCCGCCGCTGACCAGATCCTGATCGATGCCCAGGCCACGGGTGATCAGGCGCAGATCGATGCCGCCCAGGACTCGCTGACGCAGTACCAAGCCGCCCGCGCCATCACCTCCCAGGCGCTGAGCACCGCGCAGGCGGATGAGACGCAGGCCGCGTTTGACTACACGATCGCCATCCAGTCCCTGAATGCGATCAACGCTGCCGCCGCTGCCACGTCGCAGACGCTGGCCGACTTGCTGATCGGGCTGGCTGCTGCGCAGCAGGTGGCTGGTGCGGCTGCTACCGCCGTCACGGACGCACAAGCCGTCTACGACGCCGTCCTGGCTGGCTGACCCCCTGACGGGTCACGCGGGCCGGCTTCGGCTGGCCCGCCCTCACAACAACAGCACAACAACACAGGCACGAGGTGAGCATGGCATTCAAGTTCCTCCGCGATTCCGAGATCGGCCCCTTCGCCGGATCCATCGTCTTCCATGTCGGCGGGAGCACCGCCACGATCAAGACCCGGTTCAACCACTACAACCAGACCGCGTTTGCCGAATGGGCAAACCGCGAGTGCGCGTCTGTCGCCTCCGCTGCCCAGATGGCCGCCCACGCGCTCGAAGTGCTGGCCGACTGGAGCGACATCACCGACGAATCCGACAACCCGCTGCCGCTCAACCTCGCCAGCCTGACGGACCTCATCGAGCGCCACCCGGCCGCGTATGTGAGCTGCGTCACCGGGTACGTGCGCGCCCGACAGACTGCCCTCGAAAAAAACTGATCGAGGTCACGCGGGCGCTGATGAAGCCGCGTGACACCAGACAAGCCGCAGCCGATCTGCTGGCAATGGGGTTCGACGAATCCGACATCCAGACCGCGCAGGACGAAGACTCCGTGCCGGTCTACCCCGAGGCGGCTGATCCCCTGCGGCTCTTCAGCGAGTTGATCACGCAGTGGCGCATGGGCCCATCTGGCCCGACCGGGCTGGACCATGCGCGCCGAGACACAGAAGCCCGCCGACTGGGGCTTCGAACGCGGCGCAAGCGCAGGGCATTCGACGGGCTCGCTGTGATGGAGTCCGAGGCGCTTGCATACATGTGCGAGCAGGCAAAAAAGGCGATGACGCAGTGACCAAAGAAATCAAGCTCAAGCTCACGCTCGACAATGGCCAGTTCGTCGCCACGGTCAGCAGCTCCGAGTCCGCCCTGCGTGGCATGCAGCGCACCGCGTCGTCCATCACGTTCGGCGAGATGGCCCGCGGCGCAGTGGTGCTCACGGGCATTGCCACTGCTGCCCGCGCTGCCGCGTCGGCGATCCAGGCCATCCCCGCCAAGGGCATCAGCTTCATTGCCGACACCGAAGTCGCGCAGCTCGGCATGGCCGGCATCCTGCAGTCCATGATCGAGATCGAGGGCAAGGCGCCCAGCTTCGCCCAGGCGCAAGACATCGCCGCCGGTGCCGTCACCCGGCTGCAGAAAGCTGCCGCCGAGACTGCCGCATCATCCAACGACCTGATCGCCACCTACCGCGCACTGCTCGGCCCTGCGCTCGCCGCTGGCATGTCGATGCAGCAGGTCGAGAAATTCACCGTTGTCGGCGCCAATGCGATCAAGAGCATGGGCATGAGCACGGGTCAGATGGTGCAAGAGCTGCGCGACCTTGCGCAAGGTGGCATCACTGCGGCCGGATCGACCCTTGCCACCGCGCTCGGGCTCAAGGACGCCGACATCAACAAGGCCAAAGCCTCCAGCGAGGGGCTGTTCACGTTCCTGATGGGCCGCATGCAGGGCTTTGCGAGCACCTCGGGCGCCTACACCCAGACCCTGCAAGGCGGCTGGGAGGCCCTCGGCGAGCAGATGACGCAAGCCAGCGCCGCCGCCATGGCTCCGGCTGCCGAGGCTGCCAAGGGTGCGATTGCGGAAATCAGCGAGGCTCTGAAGGGCGACCAGATCAAGGAGTCCCTGAACGGGATGGGCCAGGGCGTCGCCACGCTCATCACCAGCCTGTCGGCTGGCGTCGGCATCGTGCAGCAGTACGGGGGCGCCATCGGCGCGATGGCCGCCGCCGTTGCGCTGGCGAAGTTCAGCTCACTCGCGGGCGAGATCGCCACCGCGACCAATGCCAAGATGCTGGCCGCGTCGGCGTCACGGCTGGCGGCTGCGCAGGCGATCGTCGAGGCTGGTGCCAACGACACGGTCACCCTGTCTTCGCGTGCCCAGCTCGCTGCACTGCTGGCCGAGCAGCGCGCCAAGGTGCAGGCGCTGTTCCAGGAACAAGCCCTCACCGCCGCGAAGCTCCGCAGCGCCGAAGCCACCGCCGCCCAGCTCGTCGGGCAGGCCCGCCTGAACGCACTGGAGCAGCAGGTGCTGCCGCTCCGCCAGCAACACGCACAGCAGACCACCGCGCTCGAACAAGGGCAGCAGCGACTCGCCGGGGCGACAAACGCCGCCAGCGCCGCCACCCGCGCAATGGGCCTGGTTGTCGGTGCCCTTGGTGGCCCGATTGGCATCGCCATCACTGCCGCCGCGCTGCTTGCTGGCGCGTTCATGTCGGCCCGATCTGAGGCTGAGAAGCTGGGCAAGACCAAGCTCTCTGTCGAGCGCGTGGAATCCGCGCTGTCCAGCGGTGGCAAGGTGGATCAGACCGATGCAAGCCGGTTGCAGTCGGAGCTGTCGGAGGCAAAAGAAAAGCGCGATGGCCTGCTGGCCGAATCACGCAAGCGGTCGAGCATGTACGACCGGTCCAAGGGACTTTTCGGCGGTGACTCGAATGTCGAGAAACGAGCGGCTGAGCTGGCGCAGGCGGAAGCCGAGGTCAAGAAGTTCGAGGCGCTGACTGGTCGCGTTGAAGCAGCACAGCAGCGCGGCAGTGCATCGGCCTCGGGCATCGGCTTGCGCGGGGGCGTCTCTTCGACCGCACTGGATGAGATGCTGTCGCACGTCAAGACTGCCGAGGGCGTCAAGAAGGAAGGCGCCGAGCGGATCCAGGCGCTGGAGACCATGGCGAACGCCGAGCGGGCGCTGATGCTGAAGCGCAGCGCCACAGCGGCCGAGCTTGCCCAGTTCGATGCCAAGGTGTCAGGAGCCAAGACAGGCATGCAGCGCGACCTGACGCTTGAGCTGCAGGGCATCGCCAGCAAGACCGCCAAGGCCGCCAAGGGACTGGGCGCCACCGAAACCGACACCCATGCCAGCCAGATCGAGCGCGCAGGCGCCGGGCTGCGCACTGCGCAACTAAAGGCAGCCGCGCAAGAGCGGGTGCAGGTGCTTGAGACTGAGCAGCGCACCGCCGACCACCTCCACCAGATGGGCCTCACCGGGGTCACGGAGTACGAAACCGAGCGCGTGCGCATCCAGCGCGCCAAGCTCGCCGAGCGCATGACGCTGATCGACGCCGAGATCGCAGCCGAGGAATCCCGCAAACCGAAAAGCGCGGCGGACAAGATCCAGGTGCAGCGCCGAATCGTCGATCTCAAGGCCGATCGCAGCGCCATCACTGCCGAAATGGCTGGCGCAGCGTCCGGCGGGGCTGCTGCTGCCGAGGCCCGCAAGCTGGACGATCAGCGGGCTATCGCCACCGAGACCGCCCAGATCTGGCAAGCCGCCAACGCCCAGATCACCCAGCTCCGCAACCAGAACAGCCAGGCCGCCATCGGTGCGATCACCGACCCCGTGGCAAAGCTGCGCGCCGAGAGTGCCGCACGGGTCGCCGAGCTGTACAGCTCGGCGGACGAGTTGACGAAGGGCCTGGAGCTGAAAATCTCCCTCACGGCCGATCCGGGCCAGCGCGAGATGCTGCGCACGCAGGTGTCCAGCATCGCCGAGGAAACAGGCCGTGCCATCGCGCTGGAGAACACCGGGTTGACCGAGCGCCTGAAGCCGGGCTGGCAGACCATGGTCGAGGGCTGGGCCGATGCGAACAAGCTGATGCGCGAATCCAGCGACCGCACCATGGACATGCTGGTCAAGGGCGGTGAAGACGCCTTCGCCGAGTTCGTCACCACCGGGAAGATCAGCGTCAAGAGCTTGGCCAACTCGATGATTTCCGAGATGGCCCGCACCGAATACCGCAAGTTTCTGGGCGGTGGCCCGGCTGGTGGTGCTGGTGGCGGTGGTGGTCTGGGTAGCCTCGTGAAAATGGTCACGGGTCTGTTCGCTGCCGATGGTGCAGCATTCGAGGCCGGCGGCACCCGCCGCTTTGCTGGTGGCGGCTCATTCACGAACCGGGTCATCGATCGCGACACCCATTTCCGATATGCGGAAGGTGGCCGCGAAAAACTTGGCCTGATGGGCGAAGCAGGCCCCGAGGCGATCATGCCGCTGTCCGGCGGTGGTGCGCAAGCCATCGGCGCCGATGGCCGCAAGCTCGGTCACCTGCCGGTCATCCGTGGCCCTGGCGGTCGGCTGTCGGTCGTGCTGGATGAGCAGAGGCAAGCCACCCGCCGATTCGCCGATGGCGGCGCGTTCGGCAACCTCGGCGGCTCGGCGACGGTGGCGCAGGCGTCTGCACGGATGACCGCCCAGGTCTCCGCACCGCTCACCGTGCAGATCATGGACCTGGGGCAGGTCGCTCAGATGATCCAGGCCGCCCAGGCGCAGCAGTACCGCGCACTGCAGCAGCGCCTCAAGACCGCAGCAGGGATCAGCATCTGATATGGCCGTCATCTCATTTCGCGATGCAACGTACAACCTCGGACTGCTGGCCGGGGATGGCTCTGGTTTCGGGCTGCGCAACCACGAAATCGTGAGCACATCCACCGTTGCGGGCACCGCCCAGGTCCGGGCCGTCGGCCTGCCGCTCTACACGTTCAAGCTCGACTTGCCACGGCAAATGGACCAGTTCCGGGCCGGGCAGTGGCGCGGCATCCTCATGAGCCTGCGGGGCGGCGTCAACCGCCTCGAAGCCTATGACCCAGCACACCAGTTCCCCGCCGGGACTGCCCGTGGTGACCGCACGCTCGGCGCCTCTGCTGCCAAGGGCGCCCCGTCCGTGAGCGTCACCGGGTCCGGCACGGTGCTTCCGGGCGACTGGCTCCAGATCGGCACGACCCTCGGCGCCTCGCAGCTCGTGATGGTCACCGCCGCCGCCACGCTGCCCGCTACCGTCCAGATCACGCCCCCCGTGTTCTTCGCGTTCGGTGCTGGTGCGCGTGTCCGCGTGGACCGCCCCTGCACCTTCTTCCGGATGGCCGGAAAGATGCCCGAGTTCGGCGGCGTCGGCGGCACCACCAACCTCTACGGGGCCTCGGTCGAGTTCGTGGAGTCGTTCACATGATCAGCATGACCGCTGCCGAGACTGCCCTCCTGGCCTCCGGGGCCATGGCCGAGGCGGGCCTGGTCGAGATTCAGTTTTCGACCGGGGTGCAGCGCCTCGCCATGTGGCCGATCAACATCGACTCCGGTGGCTTAACCTGGCGCGGCATCGGCGACGTGGTGCGCATCCCCGCGACCAAGCACGCCGCCGACTCCGCCGGCGACTCGGTCACCCTCGAAGTCACTGCCGCCAGTGCTGCGCTCGTCGCGCTGTGCTCCGGGCCGTCCTACACCTGGCGCGGCAAGCGCGTGCAGTTCCTCACGCAATTCATGACCGCGAACTTTGAGCAAGTCGGCGTGCCGCGCCCCTTCTGGACTGGCGTGATGGTCGGCATCGGCGGGCGTGCCGAACCAGGGCAGGACGGGGCCGTGAACGCCGTCCTGTCGATCGACCTCGCCCCGCTCGGCATGTCGCGTGCGCGCACTGCCGAGGGCATCCGCTGGACTGCCGCGCAGCACCGATCGCGCTACCCGGCCGACGCGGGCCTTGATGGGCTGGCAGCGATGCTGGAACAGACCTCCTGGCTGTCCCGCGAGTACCAGCAGTCCCAGGCATGAACACGATGATCACCCACACCGCCCACACCACCCGCAACGCCGCACTGGCCGACTTCCTGACCAGGTGGAGCAAGGACGGGCGCTTTTCCTGGACCGAGCGCCACTGCTGTCACATGCCCGCTGCGTGGGTCCGCGAAGCCGAGGTCGGCATGGTCGATATGCCGCGCACCGACTCGGCGCGCGCCGCAGTGCGCACCGTGGCCGCGCATGGGGATCTGGTCGGCGCGGTGTCGCATGTCATCGGCCGCCCGGCGCTCGCTGCTGCCGAAGCCCAGCCCGGTGACGTGGTGGCGTTCGACGCTGGCCCGCTCGGGCTTGTCGGCACAGTGGGCATCGCCATCGGCTCCGGCTTCGTGGCGGTCTGTGGTGGAGAGACGATCACGCTGCACCTGCTCGCCGATGCGCGGGCGTGCTGGAGGATCGCATGATCCGCCGCATCCTCCCCTCGGCGCTGCTGGCCGCCGGGCTGCTGTTGCACGCGACCCCTGCTGCCGCTGATCCCATCACCGCCATTGTCGCGATCGCCCAGGTGGTCGCCGTGTCCGGCACCACCGCCATGATTGCCGGTGTGGCCCTGACGACCATCGCCACCTATGCCGCGCTCGGCGCTGCGCTGGTCGGTGGTGTGCTCGCTCGCAAGAAAGCCAAGGAGGCCGCCCGCGCTGCCCGCAACGCCACCCGCGAAGCGATGCAAGAGCGCACGATCGTGATGCAGTCGTCCGAGCCTGTGCCCCGGGTGATCTACGGACGCTGTGCCGTCGGCGGGGATGTGATCGATCGGTTCTCATCCCCGAAAACCTACCTCGCCGATGGCGGCGTGATGAAGACCCGGCCGGACGCGCTGCAGCATATCGTCATCGCTGTGGCGCACCACCAGTGCCAGGCGCTCTACCGCATCCACCTCGGTGGCCAGTGGTACACCGTGCCGGTCGGTGGAGGCTGGCTCGGTGATCCGTCGCTCGAACAAAAGCGCGCCGCGACCGTCACCCGCTCCACCGTCTTCCCAGTTTCCGGCTCGGCCATCATCGCGCTGCCGGACCCTGCTGCCACGCTGTCCGTGGTGTCGATCACGCGGGACTCCGGGGGCAGTCTCGGCACCGAGACCGCGCCGACCGGGTGGACCGTCTCCGGTGCCACCATCTCCGGCGTGCCCGCCGGAACGTGGGATGTCACCTGCCAGATCACCGCCAACCGCTCGACCGTGCGCGTCGAGTTCATGACCGGGGCCGTTACCCAGACCGTCAATCCCTACCTGACCGGGATCAACGCCGCCCGCTGGCCCGCATCGAAGCGCCTGCAGGGCATCGCCTACGTCGTGCTCACGCTCGACCTCGACGACGCACAATTCCAAGGCGGTCTTCCCTCTGACTTGTCCTTCGACATCTCGGGGCGCATGGTGCTTGACCCCCAGACCAACGTGACCGCCTGGAGCGACAACACCGCCCTGTGCGTGTACGACTGGCTGCGCTCCGAGTGGGGCTACAGCCTCGCCGTGGCCGACATCGACACCGCCTCCGTGATCGCTGCCGCGAATTCCTGCGACGCCATCGTCGGGCGTCCGATGAGCACCGATTCCGTGGCGACAGGCCGATTTTCGGTGTGCAACGGCTCTTTCCGCGTGTCCGATGACCGAGCTTCGATCCTGTCCGAGCTGACCGAAAACATGGGCGGCTTCGCTTCGCCGGGCGCGGTCTGGACGGTCAGCGCGGGCGCGTGGACATCCTCGGTCATGTCGCTGTCCGACGCTGACGCGATGGCGCCCATCCAGATCGTGCGCCAGTCCGCGCCCCATGATGAGGCGTTCAACAGCGCGCGCGCCTCGATCGTCCGCGCTGGCAAGCGCGAGCCCAGCGACGTGGACCCCTACCAAGCCATGTCCTACGTCACCGCCGACGGTGGCGCCGAGTGGCAGACCTTCAGCTTCCCGTTCTGCTCAGACCCAGGCCAGGCGCGCCACCTGATGCGCGTGTTCGTCGAGCAGGCCCGCGCCGGGATGATCATCCAGTACACCGGTGGCATGCGCCTGTGGCCGCTGCAGCCCGGTGACCGGGTGACGATCACCGCCGACGATTACATCGCGGTCTGGGGCGCCCCAGGCAAGACCTTCCGCGTCCTCGATCGCCAGTGGGCACCCGGTCAGCCGGTGTCGCTGACGCTGCAGGAGGATGTCGCCAGCACCTACGACAGCGCCGATGCAACGGACCCGGACCCTGCGCCGAACACCTCACTGCCGTCGCCCCGCCTTGTCGATGTCCCTTCCGGGCTGGTCGCGTCGAGCGGCACCGCCACGCTGCTGCAGATGCAGGATGGCACCATCGTCCCACGGGTGCGCATGACCTGGAACGCGCCTGTCACGCTCTACATGCAGTCGGCGGGAGCCTCCACCGAACTCCGCTGGCGCAGCGTCACCGACACCGCATGGCAGACCGAGCGCCTGCCCCGCGATGCCGCCTCGGCCATGATTGGCGGCGTGCAGGATCTGGACATGCTCGTGATCGAGCTGCGCCACATCAACACCGTCGGCGTCGAATCCCAGTGGGTCACGATCGCCCACCGCGTCATCGGCAAGAGCGCTCCGCCGTCGGCGGTGGTCGGGCTGGCTGCGTCGGCAGTCGGCGGTGATGTGCTGGTGACCTGGACCGCCTGCCCGGATCTCGACTATGCATCGACCGAGCTGCGAGTCGGCCCCACCTTCGCGACTGCCGGGCGCATCGGGCAAGCTGGCGGATCTGGGGCGGACCGGTTCACATGGATCAACCCACCCGTCGGCACGCACACGATCTGGGCGCAGCACCAGGACGAGTCCGGCAACGACGGGCCGGTTTCCAGCACCACGGTCGTGGCCACCGCTGCCGCTGGATCGGCGACTGGCGGCAACCAGCTCTTCAACTCGGACTTCTCGCTCGGGCGGCGCGGCTGGACACTGATCAACGGGGGCGTGGTCGGTGCTCGTGGCACAAACTTGGCCGGATGGACCATCGCAACCCTAACCCCGATTTCTGGCAGCACCATTTTCTTTTCCCAGGGCGGGCCCATTGGCAACGCAAATGCGTACTGCGAAGAGTGGAGCGACCCCATCCCAGTCACTCCGCTCGCCTGGTATTGCGCCAGCGCTTACACCGGAGCGCACCGCTGTCGAGTCGCTGTTTTCGCCTACTATTTTGACGCGGCGGGTGCTGTTGTCGGGCATAGCTACGGGTCGCCAGCGACAGGAGAAAACACCGAGAGCGTCGATGCGATGAGCGGGGGCACAACGCTGTCCGGCTACAAGCGGATTTACGGGACCGGGCAAGCACCAGCGACCGCACGCACTGCGCGGCTTGTCATGCGCAAGTACGACACCGCGGCGGGACAGGCGACTAGTTACATGTTCATCTGCCGGGCGATGTTCGAGCCCGCGGCGTCCGCTGCCTCGACGCCGGGCGCGTGGTCACCCGGGCCGATCGGCTACACCGGTGATCTTGACGCCACCAATGGCGCCCCGATCGGCACGCTGGTGGGTAGCACGCTCGCGCAGACCGTCGAGAGCAACGCCGCCGGGGCGCTGCAAGGCGTCAACGACATCAACGCCGATGGCAAATGGTCGCCGATCGAAAAGGCCGCGCTGGTCGTGGACTGGAACAGGTTGAACGGATCGGTCACGCCGCTGGTGGCGCAAGCCAATGTGTACGGCATCGTGACCGAGCGCAACACCTTCACAAGCGCAGTCAACGCGCTGTCCGTGTACCTGACCGGGCTGGCCCCACCATGGAACGACACGACCACCACCACCACCATCTTGCGCGCCACTGCGGACCAGCTCTGGGGCAATGCCTACAACGCGCTGACCGCGCTGCAGACGCGCATCGACGATGAGGCAGGCAAGCGGGCGACATGGACGACCGTCACTGGCGTCGGCAAGCCGCAGGACAACGCGACAGTCGGTGCCACCTTCGGCACCAACATCGCCGGGCAGATCACCCCGGCGAACGTCACGACATTTCTGGCCAGCAACACGATTTCCGAAAGCGCGGCTGTCACGATATCGGGGACGCTCGGTACCGGGTCCAACTCCCCGATTGCATCGTGTAACGGTGGTGGGCTAGTGCTTGTCCTGGTGGTCGGTGCAGTCACTGTCGCAGGTGAGCCCAGCTCGTCCAACTCTCCGACCATCGGCAAGATTGCGCTGGTCATCAACGGGGCCGAGGTCGGCTACTCGACCGCAGTGAGCGGGGTCGCCGGGGCGGCCAACCAGACCATCATGGGCTCGGCTGTCGTGGCGTGGCAGGGCGCGCTGGGGGTGCCCCTGTCTGCCTACATCAAAGCCATACGGACGTATGGCAACCAGGCGGTCGAAATCACCAACGGGACCACGCTCTCGATCATCAGCCTCAAGCGGTAGCCGATAGCCGATATCCAAATGCAGCAATACCCCGAAATCAACGCCCTCGGCGAGCTGGTCTGCCTGCGCAGCGACAGCAACTACAGCCGGATGCTTGCCAGCATCGCGCCGGGCAATTCCCTGCTGATCGACCTGCCTCCTGCCGTCCCGAGCTACTGGGATGAGTCGATCCAGGCGTGGGTCAAGAAGCCCGAGCAGCCATCACCCCGTCACACGTGGCGTGCCCAGACACGGGCATGGACGGATGACAGGTCACTCGACGAGGCCAAGGCCGACAAAATCGCCGAGATGCGGATCGAGCGTGACCGCGCGGACGCGGCGCAGATCAACATCGGCGGCTACAGCTACGACGCACACCCTGCAGCGATGGCTGCCATTTGCCAGGAGCTGCAGCTCGCTGCGCTGACGCCGACGGCTGTCATCCAGTGGACCCTGGCCAGCAACCTTGTCCGGTCGCACACGCTGCTGCAACTCCGGGCCGTGGCTGTCGCCATCCGTGCGCGCAACACCGCCAGCCGGGCGCGATACGAAGCCCGCCGCGCAAGCATCAGCACTGCAACGACCGCCGATGCGGTCTCGCTGGTTGTCTGGTGATGAGACGCCACCAGTCGCCCAAAGCCACCGAAAACCACAAACGAACCGCGAGCCCTGACCATGAGCCCTGATCCCATCACCACCGCTGCCAGTGCTGCAGCCATCGGCGCAGTGGCTGCGGCGGTAGGCGGATCCCCACCAGATCCTGTCGTGATCGCCAGCTTGGCGGGCTCGCTGTGCAGTGCCTGGGCGCGGCCGTCGTCCGGGCCTGAATGGACGTGGCGCTACATCGGTGGCTCGCTGGTCCACACGATCCTGAGCTTCGGCGCAGGGCTGTCCAGTTCTGTGCTTGCTCCTGTCTTTGCGGTCGAGCTGGTGTCTGTCGCGGGCTGGGCAATCGCTTTCCCGGTGGCGGCGTTCGCGCACCAGATCATCCCCAGCGTCGGCGAAGTCAAGACCGCGCTGCTGGAACGCATCCGTGGCCGGGCCTCTACCCCGCCAGGGTCTGATACTGGGGGCCAGCCGTGAACACCGATCTGCTCTTCAAAATCGTGTTGTTGCTCTCTGGGATTGCGCTGATCTTGTGCGCCAGCTACCTGTTCGACCGCGCGCATCGGTGCGAAATCTCCACCCGTGCCGGTGTCGCGCTGATGTTGTCGGCCGAAGGCGTGATCAGTGTGGCCGTGGCGCTGTCGCAGTGGCCGGTGTGGTGGCCGGCTGTTGCGCTGTCGGCGCTGACGGCTGTGATGGCCTGGCTGGTCATCGGGACGCGGTACGGGCGGCGCTGTGCGCACATCGACGGGTGGGGCATCACCAGGACGACGGACACGCTGCCGATTGAGCGGGGGCAGGCCCATGACTGAGCTGTCCACTGCCGATCCATCGCCATCGCCATCTCCACCGATGACCGAACTGCAGCGCATCGCGTGCGACACGCTGGCCGCGGCTGTCCGGCTGTGCGATGCCGCGGGGCTTGCGCTTGTGCCCGGTCCGACGCATGTGACGGTCTACGTGCCCCAGCGGTATCGCCCGAGCTGCTACAGCTCCGCCAAGGTACTCGATCTGCCGCAGATCGCGCCGAAGCTGCTGGGGCGATCTGCGCCGCGCAGGAGGGCCGCGTGATGCCGCGCTTTGTGGCTGTGTTGACTGTCTGCACCCTGTTGTGGGTGGGCCTGCCTGGCTGCGCCTCGATGTACGCGGGCGAGCTGGCCCGGGATGCCCTCGGCAAGTGCCGGGATGTCGCGTCGATCGACTACCGAGGCGGGCGTCTGCACGAGTCCGCATCTACCTTCATCAACTGCCGGATCGCCCCGGCTCAGGAGCGCCCATGGTCACCCTGACCGCCGAATCCCTGCGAGACGCTGCTGCGTGCTCGCTCGCCACCGCCCGCCACTGGGTGCCGCACATCAACCAGGCGCTGTACCTTTTCGGCCTCGACGCGCCGAACCGCGCCGCCGCGTTCCTGGCGCAGATTAGCCACGAGTCGGCGCAGTTGTCCCGCGTGGTCGAGTCGCTGCACTACTCGACGCCGCAGCGGCTCTGTGCAGTCTGGCCCGAGAGGTTCCCGTCGTTCGACTCGGCTGCGCCCTACGTCGGCCGTCCTGAGCGGCTGGGGGACAAGGTCTACGGGGGCCGCATGGGCAACATCGGTCCGGGCGATGGCATGCGCTACCGCGGTCGCGGGCTGATCCAGGTCACGGGGCGCGCTGGCTACTGCGCGGCGCGGGAGGGGCTGCGCGATCCTGGGCTCGGGCTGGTCGATGTCCCGGACTTCGAGGCGCGGCCCGATGACCTGGCGCTGCCGCACTGGGCGGCGCTGTCGGCGGGGCTGTACTGGCGGACGCACAAACTCAACGCGCTGGCGGACCGTGGCGACACTGCCGGTATCACCCGCATCATCAACGGTGGCACGCACGGGCTGGCTGAGCGGATCGCGCTGTACAAGATTGCGCGCAGATCGTTGGGGGTGGCGTGATGATGGACTACCTGACCCCGTGGCGCCGTCGTCGTGCAGCGCAGCCCGAGCGGATCGACGTGGGCATCCTGGCCGCGTCCGGTGACGTGGTGGTGATGTACCCAGGCGAGGGCATCCCGAGGCGCTACCCTGCCGCACTGGCCCGCGCCATCGCCGAACAGGTCAACGCGCATGGGCATGTCTACGCGGTGCTCGATGAGCAGCAAAAAGCCCCGGACGGTGCCGGGGCTTGAGGTCTGGCGCGGTCAGGTCAGACTGCCGACCAGGCAGTGCGCCCGTTGACGTCATCCCACAGCGTGGCGCCCTTGGCGACTGGTGCGGCCGTCTTGACAACGCACAGGCTCGCGTCCTTGCTCGCAGCCTTGCTTGCTGCCGATTGGGTGGCGTGGGCGCTGATGACGCGCATTTCGTGGTCACGATGGCCAGGGCGCTTGACAGTTGCGTAGTGGGTGCTGGTGGTCATGTCGATCTCCTTGGGGCGGGTGGCTTGCGGGGCTGGATCAGTTCAGGATCCGAGGATGACGCGGCCAGCCTCTTCGGCTCCGACGTACTCGACGTAGGAGACCAGCCACTCGGCATCGGTGTCTGCGCCTTCCAGGGCCGCCAGCGTGGCGTCGTCCAGCAGGGCCGCAACAGCTTGTGCGTCGATGTCGGCAGTGTTGCGCTCGACGGTCGCGCTGCTGAACGGGTTGATTAGGGTGATGGTGGATGCGGTCATGTCGATCTCCTTGGGTTTCCGGACCTGCCGTTTGCTGATCCGATAACTGTATTGTCTGACAAAACATCGGATTGCGCAAGCCCCCTCAAGCCCCCTTGTGTAGTTTTGTCAGACATTTACAATCGGCGCATGAACACACAACAGACACCAGCGCCCGAGCGGCGCAACCTTGGCGGGCGCCCAGCCCTGGCGGAAGGGCAGACCAGCGAGCGCATCAACGTGCGGTTGACGCTTGTGCAGCGGCTGGCATTCGAGGAGGCTGGGGGTGCGCAGTGGCTGCGCCGACAGCTCGACGTGCTTGCATCACGCGCCCCTGCTGGATCTGTTGCAGAGGCGCCTGATACGCCAGTGATACGAGTGTGAATTCCCCCTCTGCATCCTCCCCGTGAACTACGGAGGGAGGGGTGTCTAGCCCGTGCTGCTGCAGAGTGTAGACCATCACGCCGTTATCATCTCGTGACACGCTGGCTCACTGGCCGGGTGATACGCACGGGATACGGTATCAATGGCCTCAATTCTCAACGTGGGCGGCAAGTGGCGGGCGCTGATCAGGCGCAAGGGCCACAAGCCGATCTGCAAGACGCATCCTACCAAAGCGGCCGCGCTGGCCTGGGCGCGCAAGATCGAGGCGCAGCTCGACGCGGGGGGTGAGGTCGAGTCCGACCGCGTCACCGTCGGGGAGCTGATCGACGCCTACCGCAAGCTGCGGGCGGGGTCTCGGCCGATCCTGGACGACAGCAACGAGCACTACATGCTCAAGGTGCTGCAGCGGCTGCTGGGGGCCACGGATGCAAGGCGGCTGACGACCGAGGATCTTGTCGCCTTCTGCGCCCAGCGGCGCGACGAGGGC